GGATGCAGTACCAAGCGGTGCTGCAGTTGTCTCAGACTGCGCCAAACATCTACGACATGCAGTATTTGCATAGGCAGATGATTGAGACGCTGGGTGTCAAGAACGCGGACAAGATCATCCCGCCCCCGGAGGACGCCAAGCCTAAAGATCCTGTGACTGAGAACATGGACATCATGAACAGTAAGCCTGCCAAGGCGTTCATCTATCAGGATCATGAGGCGCATCTGCAGGTTCACTTGTCGGCTATCCAAGACCCGAAGTTGCGGGAGATGATCGGTCAGAACCCGAAGGCGCAGGAGATCATGGGTGCCGCTATGGCGCACATCATGGAGCACGTAGCCTTCCAGTATCGCCGTGAGATTGAGAAGCAACTGGGCGCTTCGTTGCCGCCACCGGAAGAGAACGGCAAACCGTCCGAACTGCCTGAAGCCGTCGAGGTCGAGATTTCGCGCCTTGCTGCTCAGGCTGCAGCCAAACTGCTCCAGAAAGATCAGGCTGAAGCGCAACAGCAACAGGCCCAGCAACAGGCCCAAGACCCCATCATCCAGATGCAGCAGATGGAGTTGCAACTTCGCCAGCAGGAACTGCAACTCAAGGCGCAGCAGATCCAGATGGAGGCTCAGAACAAACAGACAGAACTGCAACTTGAGGCACAACTCAAGCAGGCAGAACTGCAACGCAAACAGCAAGAGATGCAGATCATGGCGGCGACCAAGGCCGATGAACTCGACCTTCGCAAACAAGAGATCGCCAACAGGACGCAGATCGATGCTGCACGACTCGGTGTGGATGTTCAGAAGCACAAGACCGGGCTGTCTGCGAAACAGCAGGAAGCAGGAGTGCGTATGGGTATTGACATCGCAAAAACCAGAGATTCAGCCATGCGGGCTGCGCTACGACCGCCGAAAGGTGCAAAGGAGGAGTAAATGTCCTATTCAAACGCTCTGGAATACCTTGAGTCCAAACTCAAGGAGGAGCGCGGCTTGATTGTAGAAAGCCTCACTCAAGGCAAATTGGATGAGGGGGAATACAAAAGGCTATGCGGGTTCATTCAGGGTCTTGACCTCGCAGTTAGTTATCTCAAAGACCTTGCGAAACGATTGGAGGAAGAATGAGTAGTATCAATGTAGAGAAGACACAGGAAGAAGCCACCAAGGCCAAACTCCTGCCAGAACCAAAAGGCTACCGAATCCTGTGTGCAGTGCCACACGTGGAGGAGGAGTACGAAGGCGGCATCATCAAGGCCGAGGACACCAAGAAGGTCGAGGAGCAGACGACGGTCGTCCTGTTCGTCGTCAAATTGGGGAACCTCGCCTACAAGGATGAGACCCGCTTCCCGACCGGTGCGTGGTGTAAGGAGGGGGACTTCGTGCTGACACGACCCTATTCCGGCACCCGCGTGGTCATCCACGGACGTGAGTTCCGCATCATCAACGACGACACGGTGGAAGCGGTGGTTGAAGACCCCCGTGGTATCCGTCGCGCATAGGAGTAATTTATGGCTACCGAACAAACTGAGTTCAAATTTCCTGATGAAATTGAGTCAGAAAAAACTCAATCAAAACAAGAGTTTAACGACGAAATTGAAGTAAAAGTTGAAGATGACACACCCGAGGAAGATCGAGGTCGTAAACCACTGCCTAAAGAGGTAGTTAACGATTTGGAGAATGACGACCTTGAGGAGTACTCCGATAAGGTCAAAAAGCGCCTTGGTCAGATGAAAAAGGCGTGGCATGACGAGCGCCGCGAAAAAGAGCGTGCAGCGCGGGAGCGGGAGGAAACCTACCGCTTTGCCCAAGCCCAGATGGAGGAGAACCGTCGCCTCAAACAACGTCTTGGGGTGGGGGAGAGAGCCTTTGTTAATGAGATGACTAAGGCGGCTAATACCGACCTAGGTGTAGCAAAAGATAAACTAAAGATTGCTTATGAGTCTGGCGATGCTGAGCAAATCGCCCTCGCTCAAGAAATGCTGACTGATGCAAAACTCAAGTTGCAACAGTTCGCTCGGTTCCAGCCTGCTTTACAACAGCAGGATTCAGGAGTACAAGTAAACCAACAGGTACCGACGTTACCTACGTATTCGGCTCCGGTCATTGACCAAAAGGCCGAGGCTTGGAAGCAAAAAAATACGTGGTTTAACGTGGACGAGGAGATGACTGCCCTTGCGCTCGGCCTGCATGAAAAATTAGTCCGGTCTGGTGTAGATCCGCGTAGCGATGATTATTACCGCCGAGTTGACGAGACAATGAGGAAACGATTCCCCGAGGCGTTTGACAACGATGAAGGGGATACCGTGACTCAAACGAGGGAGGCTGAAAAGCCTGCTCGCACAAAACCAGCCAATGTAGTGGCTCCGGTAACGCGGGGAACCGCGCCGCGTCAGGTACGCCTGACACCGACTCAAGTTGCTATCGCCAAGAAATTGGGCCTGAGCAATGAACAGTACGCAAAAGAACTTATGAAACTGGAGGCTAACTAAAATGGCTGAGAATAGACTTGCACGTGAACTCGAAAATCGGGAATCCGCACAGCGCAAAATGGATTGGAAACCCCCTCAGACGCTCCCTGAACCGGAGCCGCAAGATGGTTGGGTCTTCCGCTGGATACGGACTAGTATTATGGGTCAGGCCGATCCCTCTAATACGTCTGCAAAGTTTCGGGAAGGTTGGGAGCCTGTAAAGGCTTCTGAACAGCCTAAATTGATGATGCAAGCCGATCCTAATGGACGTTTCAAAGACAACATTGAGATCGGTGGTTTGTTGTTGTGTAAGGCTCCGGCTGAACTAATGCAGCAGCGTGATAATTACTACGCGCAGCAGGCAAAGGCTCAGTTGCAGTCTGTGGACAACAACTTTATGAGGCTGAACGATGAGCGTATGCCCCTCTTCAGTGAGAAGAAGACTACGGTCTCGTTTGGCAAAGGCAAATAACTTCTTTTTTGGAGTAACTAATGGCATATCCTACTGTTGACAAGCCGTATGGCTTGAAGCCGATCAACCTGATCGGCGGGCAGGTGTTTGCCGGGGCCACTCGCCAGCGTCGTATTGCGTCCAGTGCTGCGAGCATTGGCTACGGCGATCCGGTTGAGTTGACCTCAAGCGGCACCATCTCTGTCTCCACTTCGACGACGACGCCTCCGACCGCTGGCTTTGCCGGTGTGTTCTTGGGCTGTTCGTTCGTGTCCACTGTGACGGGTCAGCCGACCTACTCGCAGGCTTGGATTTCGGGCACTTCGGTGAAGTCCGGCACGTACGTTACGGCGTATGTGGCTGATGATCCGAACACCCTGTTCAAGGCTGTGGGCGTTTCGGCGTCCCTGAACGTTTCGACCACTAGCGGGTTCACGTACGAGGATATCGGTGCCAACGTTGCACTGGTTGACGAGTCGCTGAACACGACGACGAACGACTCGCAGCGGGGTCTCCTGCTGTCTTCGGTTGCGACCACCCGGTCTCTGCCGATGCGTATCGTCGATGTAGTCGAAGACACGGCGTTTGTTTCTGGCGGCACTACCTACTATCCCGAAGTTATCGTGAAGTTCAATGCACCGTACCTCACGAGCGTTTCGTTGATTGTTGGTGGTCACGCTTACAACTGCCCCGTCGGCGTTTAATAAGGGAGTTCTAAGACATGGCTATTTCACGCGCACAACTGCTCAAGGAACTCCTTCCGGGTTTGAACGCCCTGTTCGGCCTTGAGTACAAGACCTATGGCGAGGAGCACAAGGAGATCTACGAGACTGAGACCTCCGAGCGTTCCTTTGAAGAGGAGACCAAACTTTCTGGTTTCAGTGCTGCTCCGGTTAAGTCGGAAGGCGCTGCGATTGCGTATGACAACGCACAGGAAGCGTGGACTGCTCGCTACAGCCACGAGACCATTGCTCTCGGCTTCTCCATCACGGAAGAAGCGGTTGAAGACAACCTGTACGATTCGCTGTCCAAGCGATACACCAAGGCGCTCGCCCGAGCGATGGCGTACACGAAGCAGGTCAAGGCGGCATCTGTCCTGAACAACGGGTTCTCGTCGTCCTACGTTGGTGGTGACGGCAAGGCTCTGTTCGCGGCGGATCACCCGCTTGTTTCGGGTGGCACCAACAGCAACCGTCTGACGGCTTCTGACCTCAACGAGACTTCGCTTGAGGCGGCTGTCATTCAGATTGCTGGTTGGACGGACGAGCGTGGACTTCTGATCGCGGCGAAACCCGGCAAACTCATCGTCCCCCCGGCGTTGATGTTTACCGCCAAGCGTCTCCTCGATACGGAACTCCGCGTGGCAACTGCGGACAACGACATCAACGCTCTCAAGGCGATGGGGTCGATTCCCGGTGGCTACACGGTGAATCACTACCTGACGGACACGAACGCTTGGTTCCTGACCACGGACGTTCCGAATGGTATGAAGCACTTCGTTCGTACCCCGCTGCAAAACAGCATGGATGGAGACTTCGATACGGGCAACGTGCGGTATAAGAGCCGCGAGCGTTATTCGTTCGGATGGTCTGATCCGCTGGGCATGTTCGGTTCGCCGGGCGCGTCCTGATGAGACTGGGGAGGGGGGCTTCGGCCCCCCTTTCCTTTTTAGGTTTCTAGGCGTATATAGGGTCTATCGGGAAAAATTTTGCTTACCAGACAGACCCGACTGACGACATGCAGACTGGTAAGCACAACTCGCATGTGAGGTATTTGAAATGGCACGTACTACGTTCTCCGGCCCGGTGGCTTCCGACAATGGTTTTATCGGCGCTATCGACTCCGCTTCTGCCACGATCACCAATCTGGTCTGCACGACCCTGACGATTGGTAGCACTAAACTGACGACCGGTTCGGTCTCGGGCACGGTGTCGGTTCAGGCCGGACGCATCCCGGTTCTTATCGGCAGCACCACGCTCTACATCGGTTTGTACGCCAGTCTCGTCCCGTAAGATTTCGTGGGGGGCGTAAGCCCCCTTCATCCATTACAGGAGACGGAGAATGGGTATGCAAACAGATGTTCTAGCCAGTAAAGTCCGTACGGACGCTGGCGATTTGTTGGATCAGAATAGCCTCGTTATCGGGCGTAGTCGCGTCAAAGCGATCTACATTGTCCCTGATTCGGGTGCAGGTACGGTGACGTTCCTCC